GATTTCTTGTCGGCTGGTCTTACCGATCGCGGGGAAAAACGTTCGCTTCATGATGTTTACACCGACGCAGAGCATGCCACCTCCGCAGAAGAAGCCATGCAGATCATTACAGAGGGAGCCCCTAGAGACGCCTGGATCTTTCACGACAAGCTGGAGGCCAAGGTCGCCAAAAAATTTCCCAAGAAGTCCAAGCCCTACGTCTCAAGATACACCAAAGAGTCCTTCACCAACGTACCCCCCGTGGCACGTGAATGGGCCGAACGATATTTGGCCGAGCTCCCTGCGGACGACCGATGCCCCACGCTCCTCTTGTTGGGACCCTCTCGCATAGGAAAGACTGCCTGGGCCCGATCACTCGGACCCCACGTTTACATGAATGGTTATTACAATTTGGAGAAGATCAAAATGTGTCACGATCACGACTTCGTTATTTTGGATGATATTAAATGGCCAAATTTACAGGCTATTTTAAAAGGTATTATCGGTTGTCAGGAAGAATTTGAACTTACTGACAAATATATGAAAAAACATACTATCGCTAACTGGTTTAAACCTTGTATTCTCTTATGGAATCCAGATTACTTTCCAAAAGAAAGAGAATTGGATGAAATAAGATGGTGGGATGAAAATGTACTTCGTGTTGATTGTCATGAAAAATTCTTTTAAATAAATTTTTTTTAAAATATCTTTATTGTTCCTGTTCGACTCCGCGCTACCGCGCTCCGTATACAAACCCTAACCCTAGGAGCGGCAAGGCCGCACTATTTGTCTCGCGACAGGGTTAGCCGCCTCCGCTAACCCTCGCCGCGCTGTGCCACTGTAGGGATTATACATCTATGATAGCGTTACTACCTGCTACTGTGATTGGCTTATAGCCTCCTCTACTTGTAAGCGCTGAAATCCCTACAGCTCCACTTAGCACCTGATCTGGTGATCCCCACACTGGTTGCCATGTTATCTTATGTTCTTGTTTGACGTAGCAACCAAACGATCCTACTCCTTGTGCTGGTATTGCCGATGCTACTGATGTTGTTTCCCCAACTCGTACCGGCACACCAAGAATAGTGAATATCACTATTCTACTTACGTTTTTGATGAATGCATAATTAGACACTGTCTTATTATTCATCACCATTCCTATTCTGTGGTCGTTGTCAATTACAATATTGCTATTCGCTGATACGTTGTATCGTTGTGTCTTCTCCCACGTGAAGTATTCCTTCATTAGAACACTTTCGTCACGTGGATCCCATCCTGGTGTTGTCGATGTGATTACCTCCCAATCCGTATCCGTTCTGTCTAGTAACGCGTTATTAAACGCGTTACCGACCATCTCCTGACACGTATCTACCGTTGCCCCGAATACTTCTGCTATTCCGTTTGATAGTGTCCCTGATAAACTATCGTATGGTATACTCCTTTTGCACACAAAGAAGTGTGCTTCTATCATCGCATTGGGTGTGGATGCTCCACACACAATTTGATACTTCGTTTGACTTTTAACAAACCGCATTTTAAGCTTTTGCATTTGTTCCTCTTTCTGTTGAGCACCGCCTCCAAGATCTGCATCAACAAAAGCGGCTGTGAAAATGTCGTTGAAATGATTTCCTTTATCCTCGGCATTTATGAATCCTGTTCTCCCCGTATTCTCTACAAACACCGCGTTTCCTTGTATGTTTAGATTCCCTCCGGTATCCAATGTTTTCAAGCACAAATTCATGTGCGTGTTATTCTTGTAGTGATTAGGAATACCCACTTTACGTGCGATCTTCCTAACCAATCTCTTCTGTCGTTTATTCAACGCCTTATTCGTCGCCCGTCTACTTTTCTTGCTGTATTTCTTCTTACCGAATCTCTTCTTCTTTCGGTTATAGCTTATCCGGGCGTCATGCTGCCCATACCCAATATTGGGTTGCGCATCATTCTCCTGTCTTTCTTCGCGTGGCGTATACGATTTGAATTTCTTATATGACTTATACCCTTTATAAGCCAAACCCGCCACGTTAAGTCCTGTTCGGACATATGGCATATATCGTGCAATCTGCTTCGCCGTCTTAATTTTCATTTTCGGGATTACCCTTTTCGGAACGGGAGTAACGTTCCTTTTATAGTTTTCCGCTTCCCGCTCCAATCAAAACGTATTCCGCTTTGATTTTTATGACACGACCCCTGTTTTATTTTATTTTGCACCCCAATCTGCTGTTTTTCGGGGTTCGCTTTACTCACCCCTCATTATATAGAGTCCTATATAAGTGCGCTGTGCGCTGTGCGCTGGCTGCTGGGTAATATTAATTTCCAGCAGCCAGTATGAGCACACAACCAATCGTTTTTTCTGATGAAGAACAAGAGTTCCTCTCTTCTGGTTCTTCTTCTTTTCGCTTCAACGCTCAAACCGTCTTTCTTACCTATCCCCACGCTTCTTTTGATTTATTGCTTTTAATCTCTTTTATCAACTCCAAATTACCTACCGGCAATGTCGTCGCTGAATGGATTGCATGTAGAGAACTCCACGCCGATGGTGACCCCCACGTTCACGCCTGCATCCGTTTTCGTGAAAAAATCAATGTCAGAGACGCCACCCGATACTTCGACTTCTGTGGATTCCATCCTAACTTTCGTTCAGTCCGTCGTTGGAATAATGCAGTCAAATACTGCAAAAAAGATGGAGATTTCTTGTCGGCTGGTCTTACCGATCGCGGGGAAAAACGTTCGCTTCATGATGTTTACACCGACGCAGAGCATGCCACCTCCGCAGAAGAAGCCATGCAGATCATTACAGAGGGAGCCC